ATGCCAAATCCCACTCGTGGAGAGTCTTTCCCTGCACCGGCCCCCAGAATTCAAGAACGTCAACCTCTTCCCAGTCACGGATCATTTCGACGGGTTTCTCTTCCATCTCCGCTCTTTCGGTATCAATACTTGTCCATTCACGCAACGTCCCGCCTTCACATTCTTGGAGAACCAGTCTGATTTCTTTTTCCTTGAATCCAGGTAATCCGATGAACCCTTGAATCTGAGATGGACTATAAGCGAGTTTATCGAAGAGATAGGCATTATCGAATCCTGTCGCCCCAGGGCCAGGGTAAATATCGAGAGGAGGTCTTCGTTCATAGGTGGGAATTTTTGTTGGCTCTACGGTCAACGTTGGATTTCCCTCATCATCGATGTCCACCTTTCTCTGATTTTCTATTCTCAGGGTTGGCCCTTTCAGAATTCCCGTTTTAAGAATGGCATCGGGGATGATCTCGTCAAAGGCGTCATACCATCCGCCCTCGACAAGTTGATCGTTGATCTGGTCTTTCATCTCTTCTGCCTTTTCCTTGGCATAATTTTTAATTGCCTGCTTCGCCCCCGCCTTAATTTCGGGGATGGCGGCTTTTAATCGTTTGCTGAGAAGGTTCTGATCGACGGGAGCCCCGCTTTGCATGGACATGGTGATAACGGTATCGACCGTTTGTTGCATGAAATCTTCGATGATCGTGGTTTCGAGATCGCCGGGCAGGTCTGGCATCGGGGTTGGCTCGATGTCCCATGGGATATTGTTCGGCTGGAAGAGAATATCTTTCACCCAGGCTTCGCAATTACGAGCCTTGGTTTCGGTGAGCATCATATAAATTGTAGAACCCCCAAGTTTATTTATGTCCGCCATTTTTGCCGAATCATATTCTCCCTTGATCGCTCTCATGTTATCGAGAATTTGGTTTTCAACGGCTCGCTTCTCTTTTTTGGCGTCCTCAAACGCACTATGGAGATAAGAAGAAAGACTATCGGTGATCCGAGTGATCGTTTTTTCTTCCTCGAAAGAGATTAGGTCTTGGATGGCTTTTTCTTCTTCCACGACCATTTGTTGATTAGATTTCATTTGAATAAGTCCCATGGCGATCTCCTTTTAACTTTTGTCTTTTTCGACAATCGAACCGTCTGGCCCTTTATAAATTCTATGTCTGCCAGAGCTTTGCTTGACGTTAACGACAAAACCCCATGGATATTTTATTTCAAGAGTATCTTTAGGTTCTAAATCGGATTCACTTTTTTCTTTTTCTTCGTCTTCCATTTAACTCTTCTAAGTAAACGCCCCCATGGGTGCAGAAGGTTGTGCCGATCTTGCCGGTCGTGAACTACGTCCGAATTCTTCCATTGACCGTTCCGTTCCCATCACCGCATATTGGAGAGCGTCATGCGGATGGGAAGCCTTATTTTTTGCTGGTTGATCTTTGAAGCGTTCTTGGCCCGTGACCTGCACTCGATCCAACCTGTATTCTCCGAGAAATCCCTTGTGGAGCATTTTGCATCGAGGATTAAGTTGGTATCGACCACGGTTATCTATTGGAGTCCCGGTCAGGAGGCGGTTTACAGCACCATAACGGGCGTCCCAGGTGTTTGAATAGGCCGGGTGAATGATGGTTTTTTGAAGTTTGGCTTCCTTGAAGGCGTTACTTGAATCTGTATCGGCACGGGTTTTCCCTGCGGGGTCTCCAATGATCCTCACCGGAAGTCCTTGATATTTGGCCGTCATAAATGGCTTAACGACTTCACTCAGGAATGTCCGAACATCGGTGTCCTCCGAATAAAGTTCATCATAGGTGTTGAACCTTCCGTTTGGGAACCATTGATTCACCACCCACGCTTGATTTCTTCCCGTGCAGTCGTAACCGCAGATCAAGGGATAACTCCGATGAGGTTCGATATCTTTTTGGGCAAGATGGAAAAAATCCGACCAGTTCATGTAAACAGGTTTGCCGTCTCTCACATAGCCATACTTTCCATCGACATATACCGTGACCCATCCTTGATCCTTTCCAACCATGAGATTTGAATAATAACCCGGTCGCAGATTACGAAGGTTTTCAGCTTCCGGGCTCCGACCGGACGGTTGCTTATAAATCTGTGTCATTGGGATGCCCTCCTCTTCCTTCCGACCGCACTTAGGGCAATAAAGAGGGAGGTTATAGTTTTTGGGATCATCACGGATGAACATCACAAAGCCGCCATCCGGGTTCGTGCATTCTGGACACACCCTTGGTTTGTCTTCCTCGAAGAGAGTGTAATACCAATGATCCGTATCCGGCGGGTTAGTATCTCCGATGATTCCCGACCAGGTGGGGCCGCCATCTTTCATGGCAGGATAGCGACCGATTCGACCGATCATGGTGTCCCAGATCAGTTTCGGGATGTGGCGAACCTCGTTGAACCAGGCCCCGGTCAATTCAAGAGACATAAGGTTTTCAACATCGTCTGGTTTATCGAGAGGCCGGAAAAGAACTTCTGCCTCCGCAAAAGTGCCGTCGCCGCATTTTAATTGGAGGATGAAGTTTCGAGGCGTTTTCTCGTAATATCCGAATTGCCCTTCCTTGATCCAATGAAACCAGGTGACAAGCGTTGTGTCGTCAAGTTCCCGGTTCGTATTTCGGATGGCCGCCCATCTTGTTCGCCTTATTCCATCACGTCCAGGGGCTTGCTCCTGAGCTCGTTTCACGATTTCCATGATGCAACCGGAAGATTTCCCGGAACCAAACGGCCCCATGAGGCCACGCATGATGCTCCGGTCGTCCTGGGAAAAAGTAAAAATCGTCGGGACATCCGAATAGTCGTATTTCACCGAGTAATCCACGGTGGGTTCGACTCGATAAAATTTCTCTTCTTCTGCGGTCATGGAATTAGTTTCACCTTCTTTAAGGGCATAAGACCGAAATTTGCTTCAATGAATCCTTGATGAAGATACTGATAAAAATCATAAATTCCTCGATGGGGGCCTCTTTTCCTTCCATTAAGTCTTACGTCATAAGGCGAAGGACTTATCGTTTTACCATTGGCATCTCTTGGCGTGGCATTGAGAACAACCGGAGTATATTTTGATCTGAGAATAAAACCCCAAACGTAGGGATGATTTAATTCTTTTCCTCCGCCGTGAAGAGTGACCGGGCCGAAAATATATCTTTGTGAGGGAAGGAGAATCTTTGGAATGGGATCGGGTGAACCTTCAACCGAATGGCCATAGAGGTCTTTCGCTGGATACTTAAAATAATAACATCCATTCCATTGAATATAGGGTGCAATTTTTGCGAAATAGAAATCGGTATAAACCGTTCCCTTTGTGATTTCGCCAGCCCAAGGATCGTGAGCTTCCGCATGGGCCAAATTGCCGCCGCCCAGAGTGTTTCGATGAGTCGCACCGGTCGATCCAATGTTGTAATCAAAACCCCGATGATAGTTGATGTGCCATTTTGTTAGGTTTGGAACGGCCAGATTGTTTCGGGAATAATCATGTTTATAAATCCGTTCGGTATAATAAGAATCTGACGTGCCGCTTTTATCGACCACGACCGCATAGGATGAATTCCAAACTTGCTGACTCGCTTGTTCCGGGATCACATCATGTTTGTGGCAGGCCCATACCTTGAGGTATCCCTTAATGCCCGTCCAGTCTTCATTAAAGAGAGGATGGCAGGACATACAGTTAATAGCGAACTCATACTCCTGATCGCTTCCCCAATACCAACCTGTGTGACGAAGAGCGATCCATGCCACATTCCACGGGCCGTTCGGAGGATCGGCGTCATAATCGATGTAACCTTTTTGAAGAATGGCAGACTTAGACATCCCATATCCATGATCGGTCGTCGAAAGATGATTTTCCCACCACCAGTCCACATGGGGGGGATCATATCCTGTAACAACAAATTGCATATCTGAATCGTGCGGATCGATCACTCGTGTCCACCCACCCTCGACCCCAGTAACCCCAGACTCCGCCCAATACCATACCCAATGATTAAGCCACCACATTGTCGATAGGGGACTTCCGCCAACCCATCCTTTAATCCCAATTTCAATATTCGTATGGGAGACAGCGTGCCATTTTAAATCGGTGAGACTGAATACCGGGTTATTGGGATCGGGAGGAATCCACCAACAAACCGCATGGCGAATATGATAGGCGGCGAATTGTTGCCATGAAAGAACGAGAGAGTCATAAGTGAAACTGCCATAATGGAGGCTGATTCCAGGGATGTAAACGTCTTGTCCTCCTTGCAGGGAGAAATAAAGAGTCTCCGTATTGATATAATTGAAGGAATATTTTAGATGTTTCTTCTCGCCCCAGGTATAAAAAACTTCGACGACGGGATCGGTGACTTGAAATTTTACAACCGTCCAATTCGAGGAAGAGGTCGCTCGATAAAAGAAAACTCCAATCCTGCATTCGTAATCCAAAACTGCAATCGGGCCGACAGAATACATGGTTGGACAAATCGTGGAAAGATCGATAAAGAGATTTCGATTCGGCTTCTCGCTCGTCCAAAAAATTTTCTTCTCGCTAATGTCAACCGTTACCATGGCTCCCACGGGAAAGAGATATTCTTCAAACACTTCTTCTTCTCCCGCCATTGGCGGATCGTAAACCCTCACTATATCGAGAAGACCCGCAATCTGAGCAACAGTAAGGGTTTCCCCTGATCGAAGTTTTATTCTTCTTGTCCCGGTATCGAGATTGAGAATTCCCAGTTGCTCTTTCAAAAGGAAAAGGGTCTGTTTCGCTTGGGCAAGATAATCCTTGGGTCGATCTCCCCGAAGAATCAATTTTTTAGGATTCATTTTTTCCATGGTCTTCTCACCCCAAAGAAAAAGCCCCTACCGTCCCGTGACACGGATAGGGGCTTTTTCTATTCCTTGGGGGAGATTCACCGGTTCAGGTGGCCACCCTCACCGGTTATCTCAAACTTTAATTATTTCTTTCGCCAGGGTTTCGGGCCTTCCCATAACCTTGCCTTTTCCCCGGACTTGGTTTCGCCTTTTGCATAAGGCCCTTTATAGGAACGCTCCATTCCTACTGGCTCCGCAGGAGAGGTTTTACCCTCATTTGGAGCAGGAGCGGGCGTTGGCTCCAAACCTGCCGCCTGTTCCAATCTTGCGATTTCGCTCGCATCACCATATTTGAGTTTTGCCATCTGGATTCTCTCCTTTTACCACTTCCCGTTTCGATGAGACCGGCTATGTCCGGCGTGATCCATCTTCCGTTTGGTTGTCTTGTGGGGAAGGTCTTTTCCCTTCGCCTCTGCCGAATGACTTTTTAGTTCCTTCATGGTCATTCCCTTGGCCATTTCCTTCGAGGCTCCCTTGAGTTTCGATTTCGGGAATTTTCCTTCCCGTGCGGCTAAGGCGATGTTTCCGGCGGTCGTCTGAACTTCCGAAGTGTATGGCGTATGTGGTCTGTGTTTGCCTGGCATGACTTTAATCTCCTTTCTCCTCCGACGACTCCTCTTTGAATGTAAAGGTTATACCTCTTCGTCATATCTTGAATCAAGTCCCCGATGACATCCGCCTTCATCAGGGATGATTCTCTATTAAACTCCTCCGAGAAATCAATGTCTCCAATCTCTCCGTCTTGCTCCCTGTAATAAATGGTGAACGCTCTTTTCATGGTTTTCCCTCTATCGTGATCCTAAATTGGGGATCATGCCCACGGAGAATCCGCAGTTCTATCGTGATCGGTGGTGGAGGCTCCTTGTTTATCAATGGGCTCAGGCCCAGACTTGCCATTGCCCCCGCCGCCATCTTCGCCGATTCCTTCGCATACTTCTTCGCCGTCCACTCCG